CCCCCCAACAGAAGCTGCAAAAGCAAATGGCGCAATCCATTGTCCATTGGCAAGTGAACCCACTGGATTGGATTAAGGACCACTTCGGCGACAACCTCCGATTAACCCGTCAGCAGACAGATTTCTTCCTTGAGCTAGGCAAGCTGATTCGTGCCAAGTATTTCCTTGCCAAGGGAACGCCTTTACCAAAAGACCTCAAGCCCTACGCCAAGAAGATTGGTCTGTCCATCATGGCAGGCAAAGGTGTCGGAAAGGACTTTACAGCGGCGATCACAATTCTATTTTGGCTAAGTGTATTTGAAGATGCCAGAATCCCCTGTACGGCAAACAACGCCCAGCAGCTACAAAACGTCCTTTGGGCGGAGATAGCTTCTGTCATGTCCAAGTCCAAGAAACTGGACGGGCAAGTCGCCATTCTGGACAACCTGTTTTGCTGGCAGTCGCAGAAGATTTACCACCGAGAGCGTAAAGAGACTTGGTTCGCTGAAGCCCTTGCCTATCCGCAGCATGGAACCAAGGAGCAGCAAGAGCGGACACTCACAGGGCGGCACAGCCGTTTCCTCTTAGCGGTGATTGACGAGGCGGCAGGCGTTCCCGATGCCGTGTTCTCCCCCCTTGAGACAACCCTCACAGGCGTCCTTAACCTTATCCTCCTGATATTCAACCCCACGCAGAATATTGGTTATGCCTACGAGTCCCATTTCACCTATCCACATCAATGGGTAACGCTGCATTGGTCCCAAGAAGATTGCCCTGAACTGATCCCCAAAGAGATTATCCGCCAGAAGGAAGAGAAATACGGCAGGGACAGCAACACCTTCAGGGTTTCCGTGCTAGGACTGCCCCCCCATGCAGGGCAAGGTGCGTTTATGCCGATGCAATGGGTGGTGGAGGCGATGGACCGTGAGTTTGAAGATGATGCCGAGCATCCGGTGATATTCGGCGTGGATGTGGGCGGCGGCGGTGATAAATCCGTTATCTGCATCCGTCAGGGCGGCACTGTCAGTAAGTTTCTGCGTAACAACAGCAAGAACACTATGGATGTAGTGGATTGGGTGGCCGAGAGCATGACCAAATACAAGGCCGCCGTTTCCTATGTGGATATTGTCGGTCTTGGCAGGGGCGTTTATGACCGCTTGCGGCAGATGGGCTACATGGTGCGGCCTGCCGATGCCAGAGGGAAGCCCACCAGCGAGGCGTATTACAACAACCGTGCCGAATGGTACATGAAAATGCGGGGCTACTTCGAAGCTGGCATAATCTCCATCCCTGCCAATGAGCGTGACCTGTTCGACCAACTGAATGCCATCGACTACAAGCCGGAAGAGAAGAATCGGATCATGTCCAAGGACGGCATTCGCAAGAAATTGGGCGGAGATAGCCCCGATGAAGCCGATGCCCTGGCGCTTTCGTTCGCTGGCAAGTCAGACGTGTTCCGCAAGTCCTTCAACAACGCCAAGATTGACACCAAGAAGGTGTTTTTCCGATGACCTCCCATTGCTTGAAATGCAGATCGTTAGTGCCAAGCTGGATTAAGTACAGCGATGGCATGGTGTATCTGGCGAAAAACTGCCAGCAATGTGGCCCTACCCAGGCGCTGATTGAGCGTGACCTCAGTTGGGTGTTAGAGCAGGACGAAATGCCCCGCACGGACAGCCAGAATGACTGCTTTATGGTGGATATAACCGGCAAGTGTGACGCTGGCTGCCGTAGTTGTTACCACCAAGGCGGCGAACACAAGGGCATTGATGCCATTAATAACGAATTTGACGCTGTTCCGGTGTTCAGTAGGCTGCTTTTGTCAGGCGGAGAGCCGTTACAGCACCCTGAAGTGGCGCAGGTGGTTCAGTTGGCGTCAGAATTGGGATTGTTCCCTGTTTTACTCACCAACGGGGCAGGTTTGACCCCGACAGTGCTTGAAAGGCTGCTTCATGCTGGACTTGAACAGACCGATGGAGTGCCGCAGGTGGCTGTCTCACTAGGGTTCCACTACACCAACAGAACCTTTGTAGCCGCCTATGAGAACGTCAAACAGATTCAGGTGGCAGACATAGCATTTTCGGTATCTTACCTGGACGAACTTAAACAAGTGGAAGAGATAGCCGAGAGCTTGCGGGGCCATTATGACACCGTTTGCATCCGCACTTCATGGGATGGTTCAGCAGATGGGCTGTTTGTCAGCGATATTGTACGAGTTTTAGGCGGCGACTTGATTCCGGTCCCTACCCTCCACGGCTATCGCAACGCTATGGTGGTCAAAAACGGCATCACCTACAAGATTTTGTCCTGGCCCAACTGGAAGCAGTACGATGTTGAGCGTTACGCAGGTCGTGGCGTTTGGTACTGCGGCGACAACGTGGTTTCAACTTTGGTAAAGAACCATGTTGCCAGCCTCCCCCTGTAGAAATTGTCCTGATTTGGTGATGTTCACCAACAAGAAGGACACCTATCGTGTTTGCGAGGCCAAATGCGTCAGATTGAAGAAGTATCGGGTGATTCTGGACGCATGGATAGACCGGCAGCACCCTTGGCAGGCAGTGGACACAGCAGGCGACGATTACATGATTGGCAACTGAGTAACAAAGCGAGTCAATAATTTGACATTTATGAGTAGATAAAGTACACAGTTGAATAGGACCGTTGCGAAACAGGGCCGTTTATCTTTTTTAAGGAGCCAGAGTTGGAATTATCCCGTCAAAAGCAACTGGTTGACAGTTTTTATGGCTGGTACGATTCCGGTCTGGCTTCTGTACTTCGTGACAACCGCCGCCGTTACCGCATGGAAATGCTGGACCGTGGCGCACGGCTTGATCGTGGCCTTTCCGCCCTCCCCTCCACTAAATCAGCCTCCGTATCCGACCGTTTCCGCGAAAGAGCGTTGCTTGAGTATCACGAAAATGTAGATGCCATTTCCTACACTTCCAAAGCGGTGGCGAATCCCGCCAAGGAGCAGATGGCACAATGGCTGACCGAGATATTCAATTACCGTTCCAATAACACCTTTCCGTTCTTTACTTGGCATTCATCCAGTCTGCTCGCTGCCGCTGTTGACGGCATCGAGGCGGCAATGGTCTGGTGGCGCACTGAAACCGCCCCCCGTGTGCAGCAGGTAGTGAACCCGCTTGGGTATGTGGAAGAGGTAGAGAGCCAAGTCACCATCAAAGATACATGGTGGATTGACCAGCTTATGCCGGGAACTGATGTTATTTGGGACCCTAAAATCAAGCTGATGGATGTGAATTTGGGCCAATTCTGCATGGTCCGTATGCGTAAAAGCCTTGACGAACTGAACAGCCTGCAAGCAGCAGGTGTATTCGATATCGAGCAGGAAATTGACTTCAGCAAGTATCAGGAAGCTGGCGTTGACCTCCGCCCTGACTACGGCAAGACGGTCTACGATCCTGACAATACCGACCTTGGCGACAAGAACCTTGTGGAAGTCTGGTGCTTTTTCTTTAAAGACCGCAACACTTGGATGTGCCAGTTTAGCATCAAGGGCGACACCGAGCTTTCCACCATCCGCCCCGTAAATAACGTGTTTTTCGGTGGTCGTGAAGTCAACCGCTTGCCGGTTGTGGTTGGCATCTTCCAGCAGAAGTTGTGGGAGAGCGTAGGACGTGGCCTGCCTGAAACCATCGCCCCGATTGAGGACGAATGGCAGGACCAGCGCAACAACCTGAATGACATTGCCAAGGCAGCAGCACAAGGCGGCAGAATCCGTGTGCAGTCTGATTCAGACGTAAATCTGGATGACGTGCTGAACAGCCGCATATTCTATGCCGACCAGGGCGAAGTTGAGTTTATCCAGTACAACAGCGGCATCATGGAGTCGCTACGGGCTGCCGATCCGCTGGTAGCCGATATTAACGAACTCCTGCCGGTTGGCATTGAAGGCAGGGGCCGCACTATGGTTCCCAAGGGAACCAACAACACCCTTGGCGCTAACCAGATGATGGAGCAGGCCAGCAACAGCAAGATGGGTGTGCAGTTGATGACCCGCAACGAAACCTTTATGAAGCCGTTGCTGTATCTGATTGCACAGCTTGAATTTGCCTTTGAAACCGACGAAACCATTGCCCGTATCGCTGCACACAAGGCAGGCATTACCCCTCCGCAGGCCATGAACGGCATGGTTGATTTCCGCCAGCTTGATTTTGAGCTTGACGTTCAGATCAACGCAGGCATGGGAAGCACCCCACGTTTCCAGAAATTCGGCATGATGCAGCAGCTTTATCAATTAGGCCAAGCAATCGGCCTGCCGATGGACCCAATGAAGTTTTACTCTCAGGCAAGCATACTGGCTGGCTATCAGCCTGAAACCTTCCTGAACCCGAATCCACCGCCCCCACCGCCCCCACAGGTGGAGTACAAGTGCAATGTTGACATTCCTATCCAGTTCTTGCCTCAAGAGGCGCAGTTTGCCCTGCTGCAAAAGCTGATGACCGGTCAGATGAACGTCACCGCAGGCGTGAAGTCAAACGACCTGGAGAAGATTGTCAACGCCAACCAGCAGAACAATATGCCGGAGAGAGCCGGAAGCCCGATGGTGGATGCTATGGGCGAAGCCGGTGAAGGCATGAGCCAAGGGGGGCAAGGTGGCTATTGAGCAGGAGCGCCGCATATTCGAGCCTGAGCTTGAAAGCCTGAAGATCATACTTGGCAAGTTGGATAAAGCAGCCGACAAGCTGCAAACCAAGCTGATGACCACCGACATTGCCAGGAACCCCGAAGAGGCGATTCGGATTCAGCAAACCTATGTTGTGCTGAAAGACACCATCCCATCGATGGTATCAAAAATCATGAACGCTGAACCCGTCAGGGAAGAGCGTTGGAGCTTTTGGAAGTGGTTGAAGCAGTAAATTCGGGCCGCCCTAACGTCAGGGGTAAGGGGAACACATGGAAGGAATTGCAGATTCGGTTGAATCGGCAGGCACAGAGGAAGTAGCACAAGGTTTTGAGGACGTAGAGCAGCAGGCTGAACAGGTCGCCAACGTAGGCGAGGAAGAGGTGGAGTCGGAACCCACCGAAGAACAGCCGCAGGGACCGGATAAGCTCAAAGCAAACGAGCGCATCCAGCAGGAAATCGGCAGACGTAAGGCCGAGGAAGAACGGGCAAGGCAGCTTGAGCAACGGCTGAACCAGCTTGAGTCACAGTTTACCGCCCAAAAGCAGCCTGAGTACATCGAAATCACGCCGCAGGTGCAACAGCAGGTCAACAATGCACTTGCACAGATTGAGCAGCAACGGGCAGAAGCAGAACTTGAAGGTGATTATCTCAGGGCGGCGCAATACCGCCAGCAGTTCGATCAAATCCTTCAGGGGCTGAAAGAGAACGAGCGCATCCGTGAGCAGGCGCTGGCAACGCAGCAACAGCGGCAACAGGAAGAAGTCAAGGTACGGGCTATTAATGAACGTGCCGAGTTTTTCAGGCAGACCAACAACATCCCGCAGGAACAATGGCAGGCGGCGAATGATTGGTTTGCAGCCGAGGTTGCCAAGAACCCGCCGCTGGGTGTGCAGTTCAGGGAAATAGCCGACTACTCAGGGCCAATGGCGGCAGTCGATTTCGCCGTGCGGTATGTTCAGCAGAATATGCAGCGCCCCATTGAAGAGGCTACCCAACAGAAGCTGCAACAGAAAACGCAGCTACCAGGAGGCACCACACAGAATACCGGGCAGGTGCTGAATCAAGTCAAGGAAATGAAAGCGCAGGCATTGAAGAGTGGCAGCAGTGATGATTGGGCCAACTACTTTGCCGCTAAATCCAAGCTAGGCAAGCCCTAGCCAACCAAAACACAACGTCGAGATGACGTAAAGGAGAATTATCATGGCCGTACCGAGCGATACCCTTCAGTCCTATGCAGCCGTTGGCAACCGTGAGGACCTGTCCGACGAAATCACCATGATTTCCCCCGTAGATACGATTTTCTACGGGATGATCCCCAGCAAGTCCGCCAATGCTGTCAAGCATGAGTGGCAAACCGATGCACTGGCCGCCGCTGCCAGCAACGCACAACTGGAAGGTGATGATGCTGCCAACGTAGCTGTTACCCCCACTACCCGCCTGTATAACAACTGCCAGATTCAGCGCAAAGTGTTCCAGGTATCCGGCACCCAGGAGAAGGTCAACAAGGCTGGCCGCACCTCAGAAGTGGATTACCAGAAAGCCAAGTTCATGAAAGAACTGGCGAAGGATATTGAGTACGCTTTCCTCCGTGAAGTCCGTGTTGATGGCGCTGCTGGCACCGCTTCCAAAATGCGGGGCGCACTGAACTGGACCACCACCAACCTGTCCAAGGCATCCGATGCCACCCTGAACGCAGATGGCACCGTAACTGGCGGCACCAATCGCACCAACGCTGAAACCGTGCTTCAGCCTGTCCTTCAAACCATCTTCACTGCTGGTGGCGATCCCTCCACCATCCTGTGTGATGCCAGCCAGAAGCAGAAAATTTCGGCCTACAGCCAAGCCACCAGCAACTACCGTGCGATGGTAGAGGGCGGCAAGCTGGACAGCACCGTGGACGTGTATGTGTCCGACTTCGGCGCACTGAAGGTTATGCCCCACCGTCTGATGCCCGCCAACACCCTGTTCATTGTGGACACGAAGTACTGGTCCAAAGCCACTCTTCGCCCTACCTTCATGGAAGAGCTGGCTAAAACCGGCGACTCCAAGAAGTACCAGATCATCGTTGAGCATACCCTGGAAGCAAAAGCAGAAAATGCCAACGGGCGTGTAACCAACTTGACCTAATCTGACCACGGCGGGGGTTAATAGCCCCCGCCCTACCCTTTAGGAGAACAACATGGCAACCGCACTGATTGGCACGTCCTACCTGGGCCAATGCCTGAAAACAGTCGAATACAGGCTGCTGAATGCCGTTACCGCTACAGGGGCTGGCACAGCTTATGGCTCCAAGGTGGAGCCTGTTTCTATCGCCTGGCAAATCACCGCAGCAGGCTCCCCCACTGGCGTATCCGTAACGCTGGAGGGCAGCAACGACAACTCTACCTGGACCGTGCTTGATACATCCACCATCACCACCGAAGAAACCCGTCACGCCACTGGCAGACCGTTCAAGTTTATCCGTGCCAACCTTGGCACTTTGACTGGTGGCACGACCCCCACTGTAACCGTGCTGGCTGTTATCAAGCAACCTAGCGTCATTTAAGGAGAGGGGGGCAGCAATGCCCCCTGTATCTATGAGCGAACTTATCCTGAACAACTACGAGATTCTGGACGACCATCGTTTTAAGGTGGAACACGTCCAAGACTGTTCATCTATTCTGCAAGCCAATTACCGTGACCGGCTGAGTACTGACGAGAATTGGAGCAAGAGCAAAGATATGAAGCTGGCGGCACGTATCCCGCTGGCAACGTGGCTGGAATGGCAACAGCAGGGCATCACCAACGACGATGCCGCTTTACGCAGGGCAATCAACCTGTGTCCAGAACTCAAAACGGTAAACAAGGAGCTTTAGTATGGGACTGATTGAAGATTTCAAGAAGCAGGTCAAAGTCAAAGTAACCAAGAGCGAAAACGATGGCCGAGTGCTGCTGTGCGGCGAAGCTATGCAGATTGGCGATGACGGCAAGGAGTTTTTCATCATTCCAGCCCACCAAGCCGAGTACATCAAAACTACCTGCCCAGGCTGGATCGTAAGCGACGAGTTTGTACCAGAGGTAAAAGCCGAAAAAAAGTAACGGGGCCGGTGGTGGCAGACAAGCCAGCGGCTAAATACGTTTGCGATATATGCGGAAAAGGTTTCGATCATCACCTTGCGCTTTCAGGCCACAAGCGGAGCCATAAATAATGCTGAGTACTTCACAAATACTGGATTGTGTCATGTCGTCGCTGACTGACCAAGGCGCAGATATGCGTGGCAAGGCTCTGGTGTGGCTAAATCATGGTATGCGGAGCTTTGCAGCTATGCGTCCGTGGTTGTTTTTGCAGAAAAGCGCCACCATTACCCCGACTGCCGATGTATTTGCCTGGCCTTCCGACTTCGCTAGGGTAGTAAGCATCCGTTTTAGTAAAACCTGCCTGTATCCGTCAGACGCCATGTCAGATGAAGATTACGCTGCTGACGCCTATTCTGACCGTTACAGATGGCGCAATGTGGGGGCAGGCTTTGAAATCCTGCCTGGAGTGGATAGCTGTGTCCTAACCTACATACAGGAGGTGCCAGCATACACTGACAGCCTGACCGCAACCGTATTCCCTGAAGAGATGGGTGATGCACTGACCCGTTACGTTTTGGCGAGAGCATACGAGTACGACATGGACGAGCGTTCAACCGGTGCGCTGATGGTGTCACAGCTTGCGTTGAAAGCGGCTAAATCATGGGATAATAAGTTGCGGCCATTACCGAGGGCTGAACGGCGTAGCATTCAGTGGAGCAATACTTAATGTGGCAGGTCAACCAATACCGTGATTTTACAGGCGGAGAGAACCGGCGTGTTGTCTCCGAGTTGATTGCCCCTAACCAGGTGCAGCTTGCCAGAAACTGTATCATCACGCCAGAAGGTGCGCTTGAGTCCAGATATGGCAAGGTCAAGATCAACACCGAAGCGCTAACGAGCGGCATACGTGCGGCATGGCGCTGGTCACAGATAGACGGCAGCAAGCATCTTACCGTGGTTGCCGCCAACAAGGTATATTCTGTTGAATGGGACGGCAGTGCCCCTGTTGCCAGCTTTGGCACGGCTATCAAGACGCTATCAAGTTCCACCAATCCTATTCGTGCCGTGGTCTGGAAAGACAACCTGATTCTGTCTGATGGTGTGAGCGTTCCATTCAGATATGACGGAACGACTTGTACCGACCTGTCAGGTGCTCCGCCTAAATTCAACATATTTTGTGTTCATGCCGCCAAGTTGTGTGTAGTTGACTACGATAACCCTTCACAAATTCGTTTCAGCGGTTTGGAAGATTACGATACGTGGAACGCACTAGATGTTTACAACGTGCGCTCCGATGACGCCGACGAGATAACGGCACTGGATTCACAGCAAAGCGGCCTGCTTATCTGCAAGCGCAATTCATCATGGGGGCTGTTCGGCTTTGACCGTTACGACTTTCAGATGACCACTGGCCCAATTTCACCAGTGGGCGCACTCAATCAGGACGCCGTGCAGAATGGTTTATTCATGGGGCGTGATAACTTCTATGCCGCCAATCTGCCAAATATCCAACCGATGCCCGACACTCACGGCATCACAGTACAGAGCTTTAACAGTTCAACCGCTATCAGGTCGTGCTACTCGCAAAAAGACGCTTTTGCCCTGTTTGCCGCTGGCGGGGAGGTGTTCTGCCTAAATGCCAAATTCGGCGGAGCGATCACCACGTGGGACAATCTGAACGTAGGGGCATTTGCCTATGCCGAGGATACCGGATGCGTTCTGGTATCTGATGCTGATGACGGACATATCTACTGTCTGAAGGGCGCTGATGATGACGGAACGGTATTCTATACCGACATTATCAGCCCGTATCTGGACATGGGCATGGTGCGGTCCAAGGTGTTCCGTAACATTCACCATCGTTTTCAGATACTAAACGGCGGCCACGACCTATTACTTCAGGCCGATGTTGATTTTTCACGCCTGATTCAATTTTCTACAACGCAGTTCCTGACTATTGACCCGCTGGAATGGGGTACTGACTCATGGGGTGTAGCTGATTGGGCGTCACCTTCAGACGCAAGGTCCGATTACATTCACTGGCTGCATGGTCAACGAGGTCAATATGTGTCTGTTGGATTTAAAACGGCGTCAAGGGTGAAGTTTCTTGGCTACACGGTAAAAATCAAGGAAGTGGGGAACCTGATATGAGTGTGCTTAACAAGCCGGTCAAGCCATATACCTTCACGGATGGTGTCGGCAATCTAGCCTATGGTTCACAGGTCAACGCCGATTTTGACGTGCTTTACAACAAAGTGGGCGATGTTATTGACGTTGTAAATACCACCGATTACCAGACGGTTGTAGATACCGCTACCCTTGCCACAGATTGGGCCAGCAAGACCGATGGCATAGTTGACGCTACTGATTATTCAGCCAAGGCATACGCCATTGGCGGTACAGGTGTAACAGATGCCGCAGGTTCAGCAAAAGAGTGGGCTATTCGTACTGATGACACAGTGGACGGCACTGATTATTCAGCGAAACACTATGCTCTGTCAGCAGAAACCGCTCAAGGTCTTGCAGAAGATGCAAGGGACGCAGCTATTGCAGCAGCCTCTGTTGTCTCTGACGGCGACAAAGGCGACATTACCGTATCTGGCTCAGGAGCAACGTGGACGGTAGATGTAAAAAATCCATATGGCTTCTATAAATTAGACTCAGCCTCAGTTGCTTTTGTCAAAACCGCCGCGCAAACACTCTCAGTCAAAGCAGGAACGTTCGTGCTGGTTGGCGATACTATGGTTTCCTGGGCCACTGCCACCGCTATCACCATGCCCAGCCACACCATCGGCACTGATTACTACATCTATGCCTGCACCGACGGCAGCATCCGAGCCGATGCCAGCAGCAGCGCCCCGACTGGCTACAACACCGGCAACAGTCGTAAAATAGGCGGCTACCACTACGGTCGTATCCGTAACACCCTGACCGTTACTGACGTTGCAACCGAGATAGTGCCACGCAGCTTGTGGGATCTGACCTACCGGCCCAAATGTAACCCGGCAGGCATGGTGGATGTGCACGGCAACGGTTCGCTGTGGGCTGATATCTATCTGGCTGCGGTTGATAGCGCCATCACGTTGACCAGTGGGGTGGTGACTGCTGGAACGTGTCGCAGCATTTACAACGGTACGCCTCTGACCGGCACAGAAGGGCTACACGGCTACAATTTTATTGAGCTAGCCAAAAACTCTGGCAAACGACTGCTGACGCACAGCGAATGGCTAGCGGTTGCGCACGGATCACCGCAAGGCAACGACGGCGACAACCTGAACGCATGGAGCGCCACAACCAACAGTGCCAGCACCGGCACCGGGCAGGTAGCGCAGGCAGTATCGTTTGCCGGGGCGTGTGATTGTGTTGGTAACGTATGGGAGTGGCTGGACGAG